ACGCGGCCACCAGAAGCAGCGCCTTGAAGCCAACACCGGCCTCGACTACTACACCGTTGACGGCGACGTCACAGCGGAAGTGAGCCAGTCGCCGATGGGCTTGATCAAGGTGTGGACGTTCCGTTATGCCGATATTTGTGAAACTGTTGTCCGGACGCATATGCTCAAGGAAATCATCGGCAAGCGCGGCCTGACACTCAAGGAAGCGCTTGACTATCTCGCCCGTGTTCCCTGTGCCGTGCCACAGGATCAAGTTGAAATTGAGATGATTGAATAATGGCCGACCCCATCTACCAACCCGGCGACCGTATCCGGGCAGCACACGATATTCGCATGTTAGACATAGACGACCGCGCTATCGTTCCATCGGGAACACTTGGCATCGTCACCATCGGCAGCAGCGACGGCAGCCGCCAGATTCAAGCGGCCTTTGAAGGCTATGGGTTAGCCATTGTCTTTGCGCGACACGTCGAGCCAAACACGCCGGATGCGCCAGCGCGGGAAACCGGCCATGTTATGGTGACTGCACAGCCGGGCATGTTTGTTCGCACGCCGACTGGCAAAGGGGTTATCGAATATGTGGATGATGTCTTTATAATTGTCGATGGCACTTATTGGCTGCATCATGAAATCACGGTACTTGATCTCAACTTTGTGGTTGATCCGTCGCGCCGTACACATCACGAGGATGATTAATTATGCCCGTTAACGTCTCCTTCGCTCTGACCACGCCGCAAATCCTCGCGCGAACCAAAACCGTCACCCGGCGCAGTGGCAAACGCCAGTACCACGCCGGGCAGCTCGTCTGGGCAGTGGATCGCGTCATGGGCTTCAAGAAGGGCGAACATCCGGTTAAGCTAGCACTGCTTCGTGTCGTCTCGGCACGCTGGGAGCCGCTCGACGCCATCACTTATGAGGAGTGTATTCTCGAAGGCTTCCCTGATTACGGGCCGCAGGGATTTATCGCGATGTACTGCCGGGCCAACAAGGTGAAGCACGACAGTCTGGTGCAGCGTGTTGAGTTTGAGTATGTGGAGGAGCCGTTCTGATGTATCACCCACTAACGCGTGAGCATTTGCTTGAGATCATTAAAGATATGCGGGAACGTGATCCATTGTTGAGAAACGGGGTTCAACCAGATTGGGTATGCGTCATTAATCCGGCCATAGTATCAACTGTCAAAGAAATCGCAAAGCAATACAAATCACCAGACTCTCCTCGGCCCATTTCGTTTAACGAGCTGGATCAAATTCTAGGGCGACGCACGTTTGTTATCGAAGACGCGCCAAGGAACATCGAGTATATGCCGATGGATGTTATGAAGTCCCGCTATGCAGACTATTTCAGACGTGTTGATGAATGGCTAAAAACCATTGCCGAAAACTCGCCGGACGATAGCCTCTAGCATAATTTTCAACATAATCCGCGCAGTTTTTGACAGGAGCAACAATCATGCCACTGAACCTTGACGCCGGACTCCGGCAGCCGATTGAAGATCTGATTGCCCGCGGCTACACCAGCCCCTGGGTCGTCATGTGCAACAGCCTGGCTTATGCCGCTGGCGAGTATGACACGGAACTGGGCAAGGTGATTGTCTACAGCATCATCTTTCATATGCCGATTGATGATCTGACCGTCACGACTTTGGAAAAATGGGAGTCATTTGAAGCCGATCAACACGACGAATAAGGGTGCAGCCGATTAGAATCAAAAACACCTACGCAAAGTAGGTGTTTTCTTATGCGGTTTTTCATCAGCCCTAGGGGAGTGCGCCCCGACACAATTTCTAATCGTTATGCTGTTAGGCTGATCTAAGGCCACCGACCGCAGACCTAAATATATTGAAGTTAATCGGCTCTTCCCGAACACCGCAACGGTTTCCCTGAAGCTGGGAGCCACTCGTTTTAGAGTCTCAAACGCTCGATCACAAAAAATGTGTTTGGCAGCAAAGATGTTAATGTGCTCAGGGGTGACATTTGTCATGTACCTCAAAGGTATGGTACCGCATCGTCACCCTTACGCACCGCCAGCAGTGATGGCAATACCTGCTGATTACCCTGTATTTGTCACGCGGACGACTGCCCGTTCACTTCCGCGCTATGCCCGCACAGGCGTGGAGCCTGCCGAGCGCCAAATAAATAGCCTAGTGGGGCATTTTTTATTCCGCTGCCGTTCGCGGTTTCGCCTCCACTCCACCTATCGCATCCCCGTATTAACCCAAACAGTGAACGGGTCAAAGGCCGCGCGTCCCACGTGCCTTGCTTTAGGCTTCATCGCTTCCCCGGCTGCCAGTCACCGCTTACGGACACCCACTGGTGAGGGTCGGCTCAAAGTTGTTTTTGGTGTAACTCGAAGCGTGAACCACCGAAAGAAATCATAGCACAAATTTTTCACAGACGCAACCATTTTGTTGCACTGTGCAAAACACGTTGCATAACTCACACTTCTCGCGTGTTATTCGACGTATAACTTGCCTGTGACGTCGTCGCGAACTCGCAGCTTGCGAAATACATCTTGGACTGCGCCAATCCATGCTTCACGGATTTTATCGGTCAGCGCTTCCCACTCAGGCATCGGCAACCCCTGATAATTCTTATGGTCGGTGACTGCACCATAAGCATGGTAGGCGCTTTTGGCGTAATCCTTCCAGTCCACCACAGTTGCCACCTTTTCCGGCTCGGCGCTGTCTTGTTTCCCAAAGGTCACCGTCTGAAAAGTAGACTGTCCTATTGGCTGTGTCATAGTTGCTGTATCAGTCGATGTCATTTGAATCTGTGGAGCTTCCGGCGTTACTTTTTCGATCCAATGCCATGTGCCGGGTTTCTTTTCGGCTTCATCCGGACATATAGACGTTGCCCAGAGCATCCCGTGCGCAATCTGGTCTCGCATAGACCCGTAGATTTCAGGCAGTCCAATAAGATCATTGCTGCCATCGGTGAAAACTTGAAGGTTGATATAACCTTCGCATGGAGGTGTTAAATCACGCCATGTATTCACAATAATCGCCGGGCGATGTTGTCCATTTGGCATCACATAATGAACAATGCGCCCTTCGGTCAATCCATCCATCTTTAAATCTCCTTACGCTATAAACTTTGCAGAACTACACCGGCACTTCACGCGGCTGCACCGTGACACTCGTCCCGGCAGCCTGCCCGATCCACGCCATGCCCGCGATGACCAGCTCTAGCCCCTGTACCATCGCCTTGCACTGTTCTTCGCTGCCGACCAGCTCGAAGCCGAACGTCCAGCGCTTGAGCACCTCCGGCGTAGTCGTGGCCGGAGGCGGCAGCGTTTCCTGTGGGGGCGGCACATCGACCGGCGCGGGTGCGGGTTCCGGCACATTCTCCCACTTCCATCCCGTCGATTGAATCCAGCCGTTGCCCTTGTCGCTCTCCATCCACCACCAGTTGACCATCGAGTTATCGGCCAGCTTCTCCGGCGTGGGACGCTGGTCGTACACGGTACACACCGCGCCTTCCACCAGATCGCCATCGTCGTGATAGCGTGTGCTCGGACCGCTGCGAATGTTGCGGAACTTGCGGCAGATCACCTTGCGGCCCATCCCGGGATCAGCCGGTTTGGCGACCGATTGCGCTAAGACTTGTGCAGGTATGCTCAATTTGCCCTCTTCTTTAAGCCGCAGCATGGTAATTTGAAACGGTCTATCCGTCTCGGTGTCGTAGGCTATCCAGCGCTCGGTGTGCCCATAGCCAAAAGTCGTCACACCTTTGACGATCCCGGCTTCCACATACGGACGCAGCACCGTATCCAGTTGATCGCCGTGCCATCGCGCGAAAACGTCACCGGGCATCCGTGTCTTGAAGCCGTTCTTGACATCGCCGTTGAACTCGGTATCGTCTCCGTATTCCGTTATATACACATCGGGGCAGTGGATGCCCAGAATACTGCACCGGCCCACCAACCCGGCTAGGTTATCCAGATAATTATCTGGCCCGTAACAGTGGATGCCGATACTCACCCACTCCGGATGCCTGGCCGCTTCCATCAGCAGCGCATCGTACAGATCCTCCGGCGCGTTGGCGAAGGCTGGAGCCGGTGACCACTGTCCACCTTTGACGAACGGATTGCGATCGGCCCAGTTCGGCAGGCACAGCCGCGGTGGTTTCGGCAGCGATGCGGCGTGTTTCATCCCGCGTACGCACCAGTTGACCAGCTTGATCTGGGCATCCAGGCTGTTGAAGGCGCTCGGCTCATTCAGCAGCGACAGGATCATATTGCCCTGCCCCAGATCGGCGTAGGCATCGACATACGCCTCAGCGCCGGAGATTTCTGGCCGCGTGTCGCCGGGGCCGGATGGTGGCAGGAAGAACCCGCCGTCATCCGGATGCCACACCCGTGCAATGACCGTTGCACGCGGCAGATCGTGTGCTGCCTGTTGCAGCTTGGGTGTCTGCTCCGGCGCATCCACGATCAGCGTCATTGCCGCCGGGTCAAGCTGCCGGTGATACTCCAGAAAGCGGCCATAGTCGCGGACGTAGGGCAGATCGACGTTGGAGCCGAATAGGGATTGCGTCATCTTATGGCTGGCCGGTGAATGCCGCCCGCCTGACTACTTCCGCTAATTTGGCCGCATCACCAGCGTTGACTTCTGGATTTTGAACGGTGACATTAATCGTCGCTGCATCCCGCTTCGCCAGTTCTTCATCGATGATCTTGCTAATAATCGGCTGGGCGATTTCAAGCAGTCGGTTATCAATCGGCGTGGGCGTGGTATCCGCTAAGCCCTTTGCCAGATCAAACCCGCGTGCCAGCGCCTTATCCAGTACATCGGCGGTCACCAATCCGGCGGTCTTAAACGCCAGCACAATCAGCGCCGCGATCAATGCCAGTTCTTTGAGTGTCTCCAGAATTAAGGCCGTATTGTCGGCAGGCCGCGACGCGGGGGCAGGTATGACCACTGGCTCCGGCGTCACTTCGGCTGTAGCCGCTGCCTGTGGTGTATTGGTCACCAGTGTGGCGTCCTGCGCCAGCGTCAGGCTGCTCACCGACAGCAGGCATACCATCAGCACCAGCATACTCACGCCGCTAATAATCTTACGGATGTTCAATTTGGACTCCTTTGCTTCGGCATCACGGCGCGACCGTTTGCCAATTTCGAGATAAACCTGTGCGAGCTTTTCATGTTCGTCGGCAGACTTCCGCAGCTGCCGGGCCAGGCGGCTGTGCTGCAACACGAGCGCGGTCAGCTCGTCAATCGAATACTCCACACCTGCCCTTTCGATTATGTCGCGATAGGGGTTGGGGATGTGGTCGCCAGCAGTTCGCTGGTCGCCACCTTGGCAGCCGGTACGCCGACCAAAACTTCGTGATCCGGCAGCCACCCGTACTGCGCTTCGGTGCTGCCAATCCGCCGGACGACGATCCAGCCCTTCTTGCGCCCCTTAATAATCTTCATCGATGAGCCGGTTTGCGGAATCTCCGCGTCCGTCAGCGAGGCTTCATTCAGTACCGGACGCCGGTACAACTTCACCTTATTGACCATCGGCTTGACGAACTCGACGCGCCACTCCGGATCATTGACATCCGGGAACGGATACCATTCCTGTGCCAGCGTCATTTCGGCGATGCGGTCGGCAAACTGTGTCACCAGCTCACCGGCCAGCGTCCGCGCGAATTCGGCGTTGGTATCCTGCAATTTCCCCGGCAGATCATCCAGCTTGCGCTCGACAATATTGAACCGTTCCCGCAGCTGCGTCTGGATCTCGGCGGCGTGCCGGTCTTGCGTCTGACTCAGGACGCGGTAATTGTTTTTGTCCTGTTTTTCTTTTTCTTCCAGGCGCTTCTGATACTTTGCCTCGGCAGCGTCGGCCCGTTCTTTCAACTGCGAGTTGACGGTGATCTGGAGTTGCAGCAGTGATCCGGTTTGCTTAAGCTGCTCGGTGATTGACATGCGTTCAGCGAATGCGGCCTCTGCATCCTTCACCTTGGTTTCGGCATCGGCTTCAACCGTCTTAGCGTTAGCCACGATCTTCTTAGCATTGGCTTCTATCTTTTTGGCATTGGCGCGAATCCAGACACCGAAGGCCGTCAGCAGGCCGCCGATGGCAAACAGGATCGCCGCAACCGCCTCATCTGAAACGTGGATGCCGAGTATGACCACTCTACCGCTCCCTCTACTCTTTACTTACAATTCGCGTCGAGCGTTTCACGGTTCCAGATCACCCAGTTCTGTGTGCCGTTGGCGCTGAAGGTCACGTAATAATCCGCCGGACGCGGGGGGATCGCCCACACCACATAACCATCAACATCGGCGCGGACGATCATCTTGACCAGTGTGCCGCCGATAGCGTTGTAAATAGCCATATTGCAGGCATAATCCAGCGGGTGCATGTTGGCTTCCGGCGGTGTTGACACGATGCTGTAACCGACGGGATAGCCATTCTGGGCGGAGACGGCCCAGACCATCAACAGCATGACAAGTACGGCGAGGATGACAAATAAGCGTCGCATGGTCAGCTCCTTATGCGGTATAACGGAATGGAAGGATTTCTTCGTACACATCGAACGACACGACCAGCTCACCCTGCCCACCGGCACAGGTGATCAGCACGTCATGCACGCCCTGGAAGCCGCTGCCCCGGTCGCGCACCGCTGCGGTAATGTCGATGGTCGTGTCCAGATCGGCGGTGCCATCGGCGGTGCTGGCGGCTGTGTTGGTCACATTCACACCGTTGACGGTAATCGTCAGGTGATCAGGCCGCACCACGTCCTTATAGATGCCGTACTGCTGCGCCCCCTCGGCACTAAACGTGTACAGATCGCCGGTCGAGCCGCTGTTTTGCAGAATTTGCTGGACGTTAATGCTGCCGGAGGTGTTCCCTGAAAAGTTCATATTGCTGGCGACCGCGCCAGCAATGACGGTCGACGCCCCGGCGTACTGCGCCACCATATGCCGGTGCGTGCCGCTCTTGGCGGTCGACGTAAATGGCTGCGTCCGAATCCGCACCTGCACCCGGTCGAGCTTGTAGCAGGCGTCCGAGATGATCAGCTGCACCTTGGCGCTGTTGCTGGCGTCGATCTCGCGCTGCTCCGGCCCGTAGTCGTAGTGGTTGAAACTCGGCTGTACCTTCACGCCGTTAACCATCAGCGTTTCCAGTGATCCGGCGATGAACGATTTCTCGGTTTGCGCCAGCCGGTCGAGCGTCGCCACTTCCACATCGGTGGTTAGACCATCCGCGCCGACATTCTCGGTGACGCTCATCACCCACATCAAGGTATTGACGTTCAGCCACACCAGTTGATGGCTGTCGGCCATCTCGGCGTAACCTTTATACGTGACGCGGATTTTGTCACCGGGGCGGATGGTGGTCATGGCCTTCGCCAGTGAAATCTTGAACGACTCGACCACATCCTTATGCAGCCGGAGTCCGGCCACACCGGCGTCATACAGCGCGTTGGCGGCATTGACGACATCGCCGCTGGCGGTCGACAACGGGGCGATCTCTTTGAACTGGCCGAAGGCTTCCACCGTGCCATAGGCCGCCACACTGGCGGCGTCCTCGATGTAATACAGCTTACGACCGGATTCGGTGACATTCTGGATGGTGTAGGGATAGCTCGGCGCGCCCCGGGTGGATTTCTCCAGCGTCAGCGCCGCGTCGATGTTCTGCCCGGCTCCGAAGAGGTATAGGCGGTTGAAAAAGTCGCTACCCTTGCTGGTGCGCGTCCGGCTGATCGACTTGATCAATACGATGCGGTTGTTGCCGCTGGCCTCTATGGCGAGGCTGCCCATGCCGCCGTAAGCCGTGATGCCGCTGTCGCTGCCGAATTCGCCGAACTCGACCGTATACGGGGACGTGCCGGGGCGCAGGTGGATGTCGTTTTCCTCGACCAGCCGCACCACCGCCTTCATGACCGTCGCCGCATCGAACCGCGCCGAACTCGTTAGGCTGGCAATATCGCTGTTGATGACCGCCGACCAGCCGGGTACGATGCTCACCAGATCCTGCGCGATGCTGCCGACCGACGCCGCCACATACTGCCGGTTGGATTTGACCGTGCGCCGCATCAGAAATTCCAGTTGATCCGAGCCGCTGATGTTACAGGCCGTTTTGGAGGCGCTGATACTCACACTGTCGGCACCGATCACACCGCGGCCAATTTCACGCGGGGTTTCTTCGTCGCGCTGGTATGTCAAGACCACCGTGCGCCGGGGCTGAAACAGCGTCAGGGCCTGCTCTTCCGGCGGGAAGTTGGCCGACCAGGTACCGGAGGCGTCCAGCTTGCGCGTCACACTGGCACTTTCCAGTGTGGTGACGCTGCCCAGCTTCGTGCTGCCGGTGGGATCGTAGACCGTGGCGGTTAAGCGCATGGGTTAATCCGCCGACTGCTTCAGCCAGTATTTGGTTAATTCAAGACGCCAGTTGGTCGAGTTGGATGCGTTACGCCCGTTAATAACGCCCTTGATGACATGATAGCCGTCATGGGTGAGCGTCACGCTGGCCGTCTTGATCGTGTTGTTGACCGTCGAGCCGTTATACCAATCCTGCGCGCTGACCTGAAGTACGTTGTCAAAATACCAGTCAATTTTTGGGGAGCCGACATTGATTTGGCCTAAGACGGAAAAGGTGTATGTCCCGGCTGACAGAAAGCAGCCGTGTGAGAATGAGTCGCCATTGGCCGACGCGCCGACCGCCGTTGTGAAATTATAGGCCTGCGAACTGTTTATGGTTGTCACAAAGGTGCTGCCGGTTAAAACAGTCGCCTGGTCGTGCGACATATCCGCGCGGCGCGGAAACTGATTAAACATCAGCACATCCGGCACGTAGTTGGCAACGAGCGTTCCTTCTGCAACCATCGCCGCATCGATAAAGGCGCTGCCATTGGTGGAATTGACTTCCAGACCGACCGTCAGGGCGGTAATAGCCGCGCCGACCGTGGCGGTCACACTGAGCTTGGCCCATACCGATCCGCCCGGATGGTAACTGCTGTTGGAGACGGTGACGCCGTCGTTGATACGCAGCCGCGCGATGCTGGCGGTCGCTGAAAAGACCCAGGCGGTGAAGGTGATCTGCTTACTGCGCGGATAGGTTTTACCGAACCGGTTGTAAATGTCGGCTACAAAGGTCACGTCCGCGCCGACGCGTGTGATCTTGGCGCTGTATACGCCGTGATAAATCGTGGTGGCTTCCTGGGCAATGGTTGCCCCTGCCCCGGCCAGTGTCCAGCCATCCGGAGCCGCTGCGATGCCCCGTTCCCACGCTTCGAAGCTGCTGTTAGGTAGAATATTTTCCTGCGTGGCTGCCGACCCTGTAATCGTTACATCGCTCCAACCAGTCGAGGTGCGGAACAAATGCAGCACCTTGCCGACCGCCAGCGTCACATCCTGCCCGCCCCACAGGAAAATGTTGCCGGTGCCGTGCTTGACAGTCACCACGCGTCCGGCATTCGCCATCTCCAGCACGATCTCATGCCCCTGCACCGGCCCGCTGATCGTGGCGAGGTTTTGTGTCGCGCTGCCATCAGTGTCCACGATCACATACTTCTTGGTGATGGCGCTGAGCGTCGTGCCAACGATGGAGGCCGACTGCGTGCCCCACAACAGCCGCTCGACCGGCACACCGGCATTGCCCGCGGTCAGGTCGGTTAGAAACGTTTTAATATTGTTGAACGGCGTCAGCCACTTGGAAGCGCTGGCTATCGTCGCATCGACAATCCCGCTTACGTCAATCGTTGGAACTGGCATAGGTCACCGCGCCCTTATCCCGCTGCTTTATTACTTACTTTTCAGTGTAGAAGGTAAGTGACAGCCGATAGGAAACTAGACCGCGTCCTATAATGAGGGCGATGATTTCCGAGATGGATTGACGAGGTGACTATGGCGCAGCGCGTGAACATCACACGGTTTGGGATCAGCGGACGTGTTTACAATTTCCAGTATGTGGAGTCGGCTTCACCGCACTTCGGCGGCCTCAATACGCAGGTCACCCGCTTACCCGGCATCAGCGGCGGTTATGACGAATACGGATCAGGGCGCACGCCCGGCACCACTGGCGATGTCGCAGTCACGTTCAATCTGCTGGCCCCGCACCGCACCGAACTCACCGCCTTGCAGGATGCGGTCATGGCGATGCAGGATTGGGGCACGCTGCCGCTCTACATGCAGCCCGAAGATCTCAGCCAGAGTGAGCGCTTTACGTGGGCACGGGTCAATAATATCGACATGTCCGAATCGTCCAAAGACGGCACGGAATACCTGCAACCGGTGACGGTGCATTTTCAGGTGGCTGACCCGTTCTGGTATGGGCCGGGGAATGCTGCCGGGGCATTAATTGGGGTAGACTTTAAAATAGGAGTTTCTTATTTCGCGTCGCCTTCGCCTGTAGCAGCGTCGGGTAACCTAACAACGACCACCCTTACCCCCACCGGCAACATGTGGACGCATTGCCTTATCTCGCTTACACAGGGAGTTGGGCAAAGTGTGACTAATCCAGTGATTCGCCGTATTCGCAATGGCGACATCGCCGATCAGGTGAGCTACACCGGCACGCTGGTGGCTGGAGATAACCTGACCATCGACCCGCGCAGCCGGTCAGTGACACTCAATGGTGCCGATGCCCGCGCCAGCTTTGATAGCTTGAATCCTGATTGGATGCGGCTGCTGCCGGAGGCTAATGCGATACAAATTATTTTCGCAAATGCCGGGGATGCCTCATCAGTGGAATTGTTATATTTAGATCGCTGGAAGTAGAGGCTATAGATGACTTGTATTGTCGGCTTATCTCACGAAGGCAATGTGTATATCGGCGGTGATTCGATGGCTTCCGATGGATACAGCAAACAGGCTACGGCGCTGCGTAAGGTTTTCCGCGTGGGTGAATTCTTGATCGGCTACACCAGCAGCTTTCGCATGGGGCAAATCCTTCAATATCATTTGGAGGTTCGTCACCAGCAGGATGGCGAAACCGATGAACGGTATATGGTCGTCGCTTTCATTGAAGGGGTTCGACAATGTTTAAAAGATAAAGGCTATGCCCGAATTGATAGCAATGAGGAGCGCGGGGGTCAATTCCTTGCGGGCTATCGTGGGCGTATTTATCAAATTGACTCTGATTTTCAGATCAATACCTGGATGAGCGGCATTGCTGCATGTGGCGCAGGACAGGATTACGCACTGGGCGCAATGTTCGCCCTTGCCGATTTACCACCCATAGACCGCATTCAAAAGGCATTGGCGATTTCTGCACAGCTATCCAGCTACGTGTATGAGCCGTTCTACGTGGAAAGTCTTAAGCCTCAAATATAAGCGTAAAAATCAAAAAGCGCCCACTCCGGCGCTTTTATGTTCATGGAAAATTCACGCCGCCGATTCGCCCCTATTAGCAAATAGTGCTAAATTTTATGCAATATACTTTGCATGACAACCAAATATAAGGGATGGCGCTCTGATGCTTCAACTTTTGATCTTATAGAAGTCGCGGTTGCAGATGAATGCGGGAATTTTCGGCAGCCCTGTGGCATTTTTGGCAGAGTGTAATAAGGTTCTGTAAGTTGTTCACCTCTTTGAATTTTCCTTGATCTCGCAATGTTCGACGCTTGATGATGTGGTGAATATCGTTTTTTCGATGAAATTTCTCTAGTGCTTGTTTTTCGGTCAAGCCACAATGTTGACATCTTCCGCCGTCACGTTCATAAGCCAATTTTCGCTGTCGCTTCCAATTGAGGCCGAATGAATAAAATAGACCGCCACGCCAGTTGTGATGTTTTTCACCGGTCATTGCTATTCCAGAGCATTCTCTACTACAATATTTCCGCCGTTTGCTCTCTGCAACAAATGGCTTGCTGCAGGTTTTACATATCACTATCCTTGAATGGTCTTTGTTGTAACACTCTTTAGAGCAGTATTTACCTCTCCCCTTTGTCATTTCAGAGGGATACAGATCGAATTCTTTTCCGCAATATAGGCAATTTGTCTTTATCTTTTCGACTGGATTGCGGGCGCGACTCGCGCATAAATTGCTGCAAAACTTACCGCCTCCTTTTTGAACTATGCTGAAGACAGCTTGAAATTCCTTGCCGCACCATTCGCAGTCCCTAGTAATAGAAGTGACATTAAACTTACCCCTACATTCGGTTGAACAGAATCGTCTTCCTTGCGCGTGGGATGGAGGAAGTTGGAATGGTTCACCGCATTGTTCACAAATGAGTGTCACTCGTTTCTCGTAAAATTTTCCTGCGCAGGCTTTACTACAAAACCGTTTCCCGTTTTCAGCTTTTCTACGAGTAGTAATGAATCTTTTGCCGCAAATGCATTCAAGTTCAACTCGATCAGCAGCGCGTGAGGCTTCGCGGCAAGCATTACTGCAATATTTCCCCATGCCTTTGATATATTGTAAGGGGTCGACTTCAAAACTTTTGCCACAATGTTTACATTGGCACTGAACCGAATTGCCTACTTTCGATTCATGATAACAGCGCTGGCTACAATATTTTGACGGATTATACTTTAGGGTGGATACGCAAACCGAGAAAATAACACCACACCCCTCGCACACGCGCTCTACTTGCTTAAGCATTGCCAATGAATAACACTGCTTACTGCAATATTTTTTGGTATTCACGCGACTCGCAAATGTTGTAAACGAATTATGGCAATACTCACAAACTATTTGTACCCTAGGTAAGTGTTTAGCCATGAATACACCCTGTTAAACAATAAAACCCCTTAGATTATAAGAGGTTTTATAGAACAAATGCGTTAGAAATGATTAGGGTTTTTCGGCCCACGTCGGCATCTGCATATACAGCACGTGCTTCGGTGTAAGCTGATTAATCTGTACGATCTGCTCCGGCGTGTCGCATTCGTCGCCGTAAACAAATTCGGCAACCTCAGTCAGCAGCAACCGAGCAGCCGCATCGGCGGCAAACGGGCTGTCCGGCTCATATGTATCAGCAATCTTGGCGGCTTCCTGTTCAATGATCGTTTTGAGTGCCGGAATGATGGCATTCGCAACGGCTTTTATGAGTGCGTTGGTCAGCTCTACGTTGTTGTGGTGAATCTGGCTCATCAGGTATGCGTCTAACATGATTTTATGTCCTTTTGAATTAAATTAAATAGAGTGAATTAATCGGCACGTTCGGCTTCAAGGTCGCTTTGTTCCAAATCGAACAAGAACGCCAGATAGTCGGGATCGGTGTCTAAAACTTCTTCAAAATCAAGTAGATTGGGGTCTGCCGAGCCGGGTTCGGTTGACGGCAAATCAAGGGGTGTGATACCATTCATTGTGAGCATATGAAATGTTCCTTTCGTTGCTCATGACGCGGTTCGGTGTTGAAGCACCTGCCGCGTTTTCATTTGTTAATGCAATTACTTTTGCATAATTACAGTATAGTACGTACTACGTTGCACGTCAAGAGAGCGTTGCAGTATTCACATTTTATTCATACAATACTGTTATACGTATAACGTGCGAGGTATTGCGTGGAAAATAAAACGTGGACACTACGATACACACCGGGGCGGGGCGAAATTATTGAACGCCTGCGTGAAAAACTCAAAAAGGCAGGACGAAAAGTTGAAACAGTACACGGAGTAGTCAGTAATTCATCCGTGTTTGATGCTGCGCTTGCTGCACTTGAGCGCGAACTAGACGCCGAAATAAACTCCCCAAAGAAAAAATAATCCTTCGAAACGCTCCAGCAATGTTGATTCGCCTCAATTAACCGCCTGTGCTAAATTATGCAAAACATATTTCACAAAAAGCGAGAATACAATGAGCGCGTTTCGGTTCTGGATTCGGGCGATGGCTACTATCATTGCATTTATTTTGGTTGTTGTCGCTGTTTATTGGGGAGTTAATGCTTATTTATTTACGTATGGCGCAAATGCAAATGGCATAGCTGTTGCAGCAAGTTCGGCTTACGGCAGCCTTTTCCTTGTAGGGGCAATATTCCTTGTGGTTGCAGTGGGATTCTCACAACTTAATGCACATCTTGCACGATTAGCCGATGCATCAGAAGAACAAACGAAGCTGCTGCGCTTTATTGCGAAGCAAAATCAAAAGTCGAACTAATCAGCGATTACCTCGGCTCTGCCACTCATCTAAAACGCCGATGGCCGCGTCTCCGGCCTCTTTGCCTTCTGACGCGCTGTTGGCGTAAATGCTCAAATTGATTGTCGAGCCTTGATTGCCGGTCATATTGGCTAAGACTTTGTCAAAGTTTGGGATATAAAATCCCGATGTGCTGGGAATGAAAAGCTCCGGCTGAGCGCCTTTGCCGATCATATAAGGTGTATTTGCAGTGCCCGGCCCCACGTAATCATGAAACCCACGACTGCCCCCGCCGCTGCCCCCGCCGCCGTAATCAATGCCGCCCCCACCGCTGCTTATGTCGCCACCCTTATTCCATCGGCTTTTTGCGTCACTTGCCATTCCTAAAAAGATTGCCAAATTATGGAATTCATTACCGAGATCTTTGATCCAATTCAGGAAGGTCATACTAACAATGCCCACAATTTGCTTAAATGACGTTGCTGCGTCACTAAGTAATTTGGGCAGCCCACCGGGATAACCTACTACAGCCGCAGCGACGAGCGCGCCAATTAACACAACAAGACCAACCGGCCCTGTAAGAAACCCAATTAAGGCCCCAACGCCTGTCAGCAATGTGCCGCCAACGCTAATGATTGTTCCGAGAATTGTAAATACACCGCCGAGCACTGTTGCGCCGAGCGCTACCGCCCCGACGCCTATTACAAGATCAGGGTTTTTACTGATCCATTCTGTTACACCATCAATAATCGGCGTGAGTTTTTCCATGATCTTGCCGAGCGCAGGTGCAAGCGCGCCGCCAATTTTCTCTGTACTATCATCAATTTTGTTATTCATGATCGCAAGTTGGCCGGGGAAAGTTTGACCGGCTGCAATAGCCGACCCACCAAATTTTTCTTGAAGGGCTTGTAGAATAATCTGCTGTGCGCCCATCGTATCGCCGGACGCAACCATTGCCTTGATCTGATCTTTTTGGGCATCTGTGAAGCGAATACCTGCGCGTGTGAGTGAATCCATACCCTCGGCGGGTTTATCAATCGCCTTGCCAATTTGCATGACGCTGGTTTGAAGATCCTGCCCCATGGCTGTAGACAGATCCAGCGCGGCATTCATAGCTGTTGGGAAAACATCTTTGCCGACATTGGTAAAAGTCAGCAGAACATTTTCGCCGCTGGCAACCGTTTCGTCACTGTATTCAGTGACATTCTGCATGGTGTTGGCATAACCCATCATTTCGACTTGTGACATACCAGCCGCGCCGCCGGTTGATCGAATGGTGGCCGCCATTTGCGCTGCAACTTTTTCTGAGGCTCCGAACGACTGAAGTGATTTGATACCGATGCCCAGAATCGGCGCACCGAGCGCCATTAAGCTAACGCCGGTCTTTTGCAGCCCTCTGCCAAAGGACTGCATATTTCCACCAACGGAATCGAAAACGCCGCTGGCATTGTCGGTCGCTGTAATATCAATCTGGATGGTATTCCGGGAGGGCACTTTTCACCGCCTAGAATCAAAAACGCCTACCGTAAAGGTAAGCGTTTGAGCGGTCGGCTATCGGACAATCAAGAATTCTTAAATTCTTGAACTTCATTTTCGACTTGTAGGAAACGAATGTGAGTCAGCACTGTTTCCCTGTCTTCTTTCGCTAACTGTGATGGAGTACAACCGTATAACCGGCACATTTGCAATTCAGTCCATGCCCATGGTACTAATTTTCGTTCGCCGGTTTGCGGATCAACTGCATTGCCGACCGTCAAATAAGCCATTAATGTTTCGGCGTCGGCTTCTAGCCTTTTTTTTCGCCTTCTGTATTCCCCATAATGGCTTTCATCAGCCACTCTAATTCACTGGAATACAATTTGCCGATGAGTCCCACGTTGTCATGTGGGCTTGGCATTGGTGAACCATCATCAAAAACCCAATTCCAGCCCAACAAAATCTCAGCCATGCGGCTGCGTACTTCAGCTTCTCTTTGCTCGGCTGTTGCTGGATCGATATTGGCAAATAACTTGGAAAAGGTTTCGCCTTCATCAATCGTCAATCGTTGAATAGTGACAAATGCATCCTCGCCCTGCGGCCCACCTTCAACACGCTTGGTATTACTCTGGCGCTGCGGCATCCCTGCTCCTTATTCCGTAACCGGCGGCACATCGGCAGCGGGTTTGATCTTACCCGCGCGTGCGCCTGCCGTGACCGGGTTGACACTAATCTCCCCGGCGCTGATCGTGACCGTAAAGCTGCCGGAAACCTCGCTGATCGCCGTCCCTTGCGAATCGAGTTCCAGCAGCACGCCGCGGGCCGCGTTTTGCAGACGGGTGATAATTTGGTCGTCTGCCGATGGGAACTGTTGTTCGTCCATCGCTACGGCACCTTGAAGTAATTGACTTCGCCGTTCGGCTTGGCGCTGACCTTGCTCATGACCGGCTTGGCCTCGTCCGACTTCAGCGGGATGTTGATCTTCTCATAGTAGAAGCGGCCTTCATAGGCATCGGCACCGCTGACGTTGCGCGGTACGCAAATGCGGATGCGCCGGGTCCCACGCTGTACACGCCAGGTCTTCAGCAGATCGGCGGCTTCACGCAGGGCGGTGGTGTAGATGGCTGTGAAGTCCAGGCTGGTATCGATCCCGCATTCGAGCCGGTACTTGGCGCGGTCGCCAAACACCTTGAACTCGCCCAGATCGTTGTCGAAGTCCAGGTTGGCTTCGTTGGCGCTGCCGGAGCAGTCGATCATCTCGCCGAATTCGTTTTCGATCAGGATACCGACGCCGCACGCGTTGATTGCGGTTGATGTGGTAGGCATGGCAAAAATCTCCGTCTATCGTTTTCTTGAGTATCGCCCGTGTGGCTGCCGTCTATCGGAAATTAAAAGATAAATAGCTCTAAGGTGAACGTCACTCCGGCATACAGGATGGTACTTTCGCCCGTGCCGATCTGGAGCGTGGCTTTTTCCCACTTCCAGTTGAAGGCCTGTATCGCCTGCAAGCCGAACTGCGGTTTGGTCTTCTGCTGGCCGAGCACCACGTCGACTGCATCGACCAGCGCTACTTGCGCCGCGAGATCTTCCATCAGATCGGCACGCGGCTTGGCATAGCCTAAGACCTCAACAGTAAAAGACGTGGCCTGCACTTTAGCGCCAAACGACAGGCGCTCGGTGTTGGCGGCGAAGGCGTCGGTATTGCCGGAATGCGGCAGCACGCGCAGCAGCGGCCAGTCGTTGACGCCTTCAGTTACTTCATTGTAGTTTTGCACCAACACCACATCACCCGACCAGGGCGACCGCACTGCTTTTAAGGTGTCGGCCACCGCGCGTGAGATGCTGGCATAGGTTACGACGTCAGCCATTTGTTATTTCTCCACAATCTTGCCGACCACATCGCCGATCAGTGCAATGATCTTGGCTTCGTTTTGTTCCATGCCGCCCTGCAAATACTTATAGGCCTTGGTTCCGCGTCGGGCAATGGCCATGGCGACGGCCCGTGCTGTCGTGCCGTGCCGCGCGGCCCAGACTTCGAGCGCAGCCAGTGGCGGCCAGTGCGGACGGGTGCCGAGTTCGACATACGGCGCATAATCGACACTGGAGCCGACCACGCCCACCACCGAGCCGGTCAGCCCTTCCGAGCGCACCTCCGGCATGATGCTGCTGCGTAACCGACCCGTGTCCACCGGGACCAGCGTCCGTGCCGTGCCCTGCACCAGCAGGGTAGCGTCCCGCATCCCTTCGAGCATCGGCTCCCCGCGCAGATCGCGCACGGTCTGCTCCATCTTTTCAGTGGTTTCGCGGAGGCCTTTGATCTCGGCGGAAAAGTCGCTCATTATTCAGCCGGTGCGGCCTTCTTGCTGGATTTGGTTTCAGGGGCGGCGATAGGAGCGGCAGCCGGGGCAGTGAACCCGCCGACGATGGCTGCTAATTCGGCGACGCCTTCAGCCGTGCGGAAAACCGGCCCGCTGGTCATCTGGATATTGGCGCTGTTGTCGTTGGCCGCCGATACCGAGACGATGTGATCGGTGTTGACGATCAGTTCTTCCGCTTTGTCGTTTGAGTTGTACAAGTGGACGGTGATGAGTGCCATCGGGGTTTCTCCTCTTACGTGGTTTAAATACGGATTTGCCCCTTTATTGTGCGCTTTTAACTAGAAACGTATCGGAAATCAGCCAATTGCCGGTTTGACCATGCGCCCATTCATCAGCATCATTTGTACGTCCGGATCAATCGCCTTGCGGTAGGTGACCGCGCCGGTATCGCCGCTCGCCATACTGTCATTCCAGGCCGAGCTGCCGCGCTTCCACCAGCGGGCGGCTTGCGTCAAACAGGCCTGCTTAATCACCGGCGGCACCACATCGGCGAATCCCCAGCGGGCTGTGACGCGCACGGTCGGCAGGTTGCGTCCCAGACTGTTGTTGCTCAGGCGTGACATATCCGAGCGGAAGCCGATCTGGTTGCTAAACAGGCCGCTGGTGAAAATGCGGCTGGTGCCGGTGGCCGTGACCATCAAAGCGCTGTAAGGGCCATAGGGCAGCGGGTTAAAATTCGGCGAGACTTCATCGCCGCTAAACGGCACGTAATCATTGACCGACCACGTATCCCAGGTGCTGCTGCTGGGACTGCTTTTCACCTCGACCAGCGACACCGCCACAAATTGGTCGATGTACTGCACAAACGTGCCGGAGCCGGGGAAGGTGCGGGCGGTCGGATTCGGCGCGGCGACAAAACCGTCTTTGCGGTTGCAGATGCGGTCAATGGCCTGCGTGGCGGCATCAAGGATGGCCTGAATTTCGACGTCTTTGGTATCGCCGACCTTCTCAATCTGCGCCTTGAATTCACGCACGCTGGCGTAGGACGTGTTGCGGCCACCCAGCAGCGCGGCACTCTTGGCGCTTTCACCGGGCGACGTGCCGTAGTAGGTCGTCTTGTACCACGTGCCGCCCGGCGTGCCGGTGGTATCGACAAACTCATAACTTTCCTTGCCGCTGACCAGCGCCACCGTTCCGGCTAATGTGGCGAAGCTGCCGGTTTCGGCCGTGTCGGTATAGACGCGGATCGTCGTGTATCCGGCGGCCATCACTTCGGTAATCAGATCGACCAGAATGTTGAGCGTGTTCATCGTTATGCCTTCCCTATACGCGGTCGCATGTCTGCCGCCCCGGCCAATCGCGGGACACTGCCCTGCCCGTCTACCAGCTCCGGCAGTGCGCCGGGCACTGCACCCCAATCCGGCAGCATCCCCATGCCATCCATCACGCGCGGCTGCAGACCGACGCTGCTATCCAGTATGACGGTGATGATGGTCGTGGATGGGATAACCGACGCGAAGCCGCTGGTGTTGAGCTGGGCGTTGGCCGATCCAATGGCAACTACACCCGCGCCGACCGTGGCGGTGCCACTGCCGATCAGCTGCGCCGAAACACTGCCGATGGCCTGCTGGTTGGCCTGCCCGCTGCCCGATGTGTTAAGCTGGCCGCTGTTGGAGCCGCTGCCCTGCTGCGTGGCCTGCGCGCTGCCAGAGGCGTTGAGCTGTGCCGACGCCGAGCCGGTTGCGAGTTCATCGACCCGCGCGTTACCGGACGTATTGAGCTGCTCGGAGGCTGTGCCACTGGCCTTCTGGTCGACCTGTGCGTTACCCTGTGTATTGAGCTGCGCCGACAGACTGCCGACGCCGGTGACTGCCGCGCCGATCTGCGCCGTGCCGGACGCGTTGAGCTGTGCGGTCGCTGTACCGGAGGCCAGTTCATCGACGCGGGCGCTGCCGGAGGTGTTGAGCTGCTCGGTCGCCGAGCCGGTCGCCTTCTGGTCAACCTGCGCGTTGCCGCTGGTGTTGAGTTGGGTGCTGTTGGAGCCGGTGGCGCTTTGTGTGGCGAGTGCATTACCGGAGGTGTTGGCCTGTGCAGTGGCCGAGCCGGTTGCGGATTGTGTGGCCAGCGCATTACCGCTGGTGTTGGCTTGGGCCGAGGCGCTGCCGCTGGCGAGTTCGTCTACCCGCGCGTTACCAGACGTGTTTGCCTGGGCGGTGGCGCTGCCGGTCGCCTTCTGGTCGACCTGTGCGTTACCACTGCTGTTGAGCTGTGCGCTGGAGTTGCCCGTGCCGGTGACACCACTGCCCCCGCCACCGGCTGAAAAGCGCTGTCCCGGCGCACCCCAAACTTTAAGACGAG